GAAATTGTTTGCAGTCAGACCACCTGCAATGACGTAGTAAGTTGTTAGCGTATCTAGTCCGGTTGGGAGTCCTACATTTAATGCAGATTGCTGACGAGTATAAATCGTCATATCATGGAAACTTAGAGCGGAGTTAAAACTTCCAATCGCGTAAACTGATTTACCGTTAGGCGCAATAGAAACATAAGTACCAGAAGCAGAGTTATCCAATGTGATTACTGGCGTACTCATTGGAGTCAAAGCGCCTGTTGAGGTGTTCCGGTCATACTCATAAAGTGAAGTGCCAGAAGACCCGATATAAACGCTAGTTCCGTCTGCGCTGATTGCGATTGAAGTTGCATTGCCACAAAGAATCGTATTCGCCAAAGTTAAAGCGCCTGTTGTGGTATTGCGAGTGTATACTTCAATGCTTCCGCCATTCACTTCGGTCAGCACGTAAATATTGTTATTGTCTGCACTTATTACGATGCCTAATGGATGAGTCCCACAAGTTATCGACGTTACGGCAGAGAGCAATCCTGTTGCTGCTGTGCGAGTGAAAAAATGAATTTTACTATTTGTATATTCTGCTACGTATAAATGTTTTCCATCTTGAGGTATAACCGAGATAGATTTGAAATAATTATAAGTAGGAGAAACCGTTCCTGCAGAAACAGCTATCGGCGTTAACGCAGAAACAGTACCAGTCGCACGTCCGTAGCTATATTGCAATACGTAATTATTCCTAGACCCATCAATCGCTGCAATATATAAAAATGGCCCGTTTACTCCATCATCATAAACAACAGGAGGATTTAATGGTTGATATTCATACCCCGTAGGCTGACTTATCATGCTTAAATATGTTAACGCACCGTTTGATGCACTTCTTGAAAAAGTTGCAATAAGTGGGGGCGCTGCGCCAGAATCATTTACCCCGATAAAACAGAAACTCCCGTCTGGACTAAATACCGGAGCTGATTGAACACCCCAATAAGCTGAAGGAAGGCTAATTAAAGGAGGACTTAATGGGGATACGTTTCCTAAAGAATCAATAATGTATTGGTTAAGGAAATTATTGTGCGCAAAAATATATAAGTTGTTTCCATCCGGCGATAGGACGCATGGATAATATATATTTATAGGGGCCTCCATAGACCCATATTTCGTCAGCACTCCACTAGTCGTATTACTTCCATAAGTAGTAGTCAGTTGAATCGCATCACCAACCACAAGATTATGAGCAGCTACCGTAGAAAACACCGCAGGGCTGGCAATCGTCACTGTGAAATCTGCGCTCAATACAGAGATTTTCTTCAATGCGTTTGTCGCAAAAGTAAATAACCATGCATCCGTGCCATTGACGATAATCAGTTCAATGCCGTTGTCTGACATTTTGCTGACTGTGGCAGTAGTGACAGTTCCGCGATTGGTTAACGTACCTCCTGTGGTAATTTCGTACAGAGTCGTACCAGAAACACCGAAACAGCGCCCATTAGACGCCGTATAGAGGCCGGAGAAGGCCGAGGCGGCAGAAGTGTAGGCAAGGAGTCCAGGCGTTGAATAGAACGCGGTTACATCGCCTTTATCGTTCGTCGTCGGATACAGGTTCACCAAGCGGTTATCCGCAAGATTTAAACTTCGTTGCTGATCGTTCCCGCCAAGGAAGTCATCCATCTTCATGGCTTGCTCACTTCAAATTCGTCAGTTTGTAGGCAGTCCGCAAATAAATTGCAGTCAGATCGTCAATCAATGCCAAAGTAGCCGCACATTTCGAGAATTTGTCTCGATTAAGCTCAATCCACATTGCTTCTTCACGGGCAAACTTTGCAAAGTCAGTAGGTTTCACATCTTCAACCGTGAAATCACCGATAAGGCCGTACATTCCTTGATCGGTTTCGATAATCGAATCCATCGCGCCGATTACATCTTCATAGAACGAACCTAGTGCAGAATGTTCAGAAAATGATTTAGTCAGTAAATGCGCTCTATGGGCAGCGTTACGAGCAGAAAACACCCGCGCCGTGAGTTGGTTAATCGGGTGCGGATTCTCTTGTGCTATTTCCGTTTGCTCTTGCGCATTGGTTTCCGGTTTCTCGGTCACTTCGGTAGTTTTTTTGCCCATCTTGGCTTGCAGGTCGGAAGTTTTCATATTTTTGCCTTTTCTGATAGTTTGTTCTTCTTTCGTTTGACGCCTTCACTCGCTAAACGCTTTGCGGTTTCCATTGGGATGCCTCTAGCCTTTGCAACTTCTGGATTATGAGCGGCAAGTCTGAACAAGGAATTTTGCGCTTTTGAGAATGGCATGGTTAGTTCCCACTCAAGAAGTTAGCCAGCGAGAACCCACCCTTATTCACCGTCACCGCAGTCGGCAGTGACATCGTAGGTATAACGTTATTTCTACGCTGAATCATATTCAGAGAAGATTTAGCATTCTGCACCGTCACCGGAGAAAGACTTACAGAAGGATAGAAAGGAGCAAGTCTCACGCAGAGATTGCTTACAATACATTCTTCATATCCAGGCGGGAGAATCTGCGCAGTCACCAAATCGGTGAAATTCACAACTTGATTAACGATACGAAGTCCTAAAGTACATCCAGAAGCCAAAGGCCAACAATGAAGAATTCCGTTAGGTTCTTGTGCTTCGTACCAGATATAAACCGTATTCGCTCCACTCGCCGCAGGGTAAATGATGCTGTCGAAAATCTGATTATCTACAACACGGACAGGATAGTGAATTCCAGAACGATCAAGATATGCAGATTCGATACCGATAGGACGTTGCCCGACATACTTGGTTAAGGAGCTTGTCTGTACGAATGTATGCGTACCGGATTGAGTGCCGCTTGTGGTAACTGACGTGCCATCCTTTACGGTTGAAACTTGAAAGGCGCTAGTCGTGAATCCTGCCGCCACAACGTAATAAGTCGTCCCTATCGCCAAGCCAGTAGGTAAAGCGCCGGTTGTGGTCAGTGTGATCGTGTCACCGATATTCAAACCATGAGCGGCACTTGTAAACACTCCTGGCGCAGCAATCGTTACTGTGAAAGTGGCAGTTAAAGCAGGGCCGATGTAAAACTGAGCTTCACCAGTCAACGGCCATGTGTAGAGATTCGGAAAGTAGGCAAATGATTGATTGGTACTCAGCGAATCCAACATCCGATTAAGGACGCGGAGGGCAAGATTAGACATATCAGTCGTAGGCGTATCACCTTCGGCCAGTACGCCAAGTTCAAATAATGCGTCATTTATTAGAGTTCCGGCAGTGACTGACATACAAACCTCTTATTCATAAACTCCCCCGGCGCTTCACAGCGTTAGAGGGAGGTGTTACTCATACTTAACCCACGCATTTGCGGAAGCCACTGTAATTGCTATCGTTAATCCAATATGAAAAGGCGATTTATCTCCTGCAATATCGAATGGAACCGTGTTGCTTGCCATTCCACCAGTTGACCAAATAACCCTAGCTCCTACCGGTATTGGAAGTGTCGCTGTATCATAAAACGTCACTACGGCATTATTTGTAATTGCTCCAAATGTTATGCTATGTATATTCCCCGGTGTATTTTTAAGAATCTGTCCCGCATTAAGCCCGCTAATAAACGCGGAAGTCGGGAGCATGTCTGAAATGCCAAATCTGGCTACTGTGGCAATTCTTGATTTCATTGTTACGCTTTGGGCAAGCCCACCGCTATTTTCACATCCCATGTGAATAGGTAAGTGATATTCATCAGTCCATGTAGTAGATGCAGCAGACAGCGTATGAATTATTTTATTATCAGCAAGCCAGATTACTTGTCTGGGTTGATAAATAATTTCATAGAAGTGTGAAGCAAGTCCAGGATTAAAAGTCGTTCCATACTGCCCGTTGAAAGTTCCATTGGTAATAGGAGCCGCAACGCCAGCTTTATAAGTAACTAGTTCAAAATTTGTTCCATTCATTTGGAACACAGCGCCGCTTGTTATGATTGAGCCGTTAAATACTCCCATCCCCCAATGCCTAGAGTTGTTCGCAACTCCTGTATCTGGCAATTGAACTACAATTCTTATTTTATTTGGAGCAAGGCCAGAAAACCTTGCTGTTCTAACCGATGTAATTTCTGTTGCGTTATTAGCTGTTGTTCCTGTATCTAATATTAATTCACCAGCAATAATACTAGCCGCCCCGCCAGTTCCTGTGCTTATAGTCCAGAAATTAGTATCTAATGTTGTACCAGTAAAGACATCACCGATCAGTTTATAAAGCGGAACAGATACCAATTCGCCATTAGGCGCAATATATTGTTGCGTACCATAATGGTCTTTGAACCCATTTATATTTTGTTCAGGGTATGCCATTAAGGGATACCATTAATTTGCCGTTACGAATGCGCCTGGCTCAAAGCGTTTGTATGTTAGGTAATGCTTCCATGTTCCTGTTGTGGCTCCCACTCCAATTACGATGCGAATCGTACTGTCTCCTGGGACACGTACCGCACCCCACGGAAACACACCCACGCCAGACGCAGACGATACAACCGGAGCATTTGCCAATGCGCCTAATTGAGCAATCACGCTCACCCCAATAGCAGCATTCGCCAGACTTGCCGAAGCTCCGCTAATAGTGGTTGTTCCGTTTGCATTCACTACCTGATATTGAAGCGTTGAAGCGGTAGCGCCGTTTGCTGTGTAGCACTCAGATGCAAGGCCAAAAACCAGAATATCACCAGTTACGGTAAAGATCGTATCGCCATTGGTCATTACCTTGGCGACTGGCGATTTAGAAGATGGGTCGGAGCTAACGTTAGGATAGGCCATATTAACTCACCAAATAAGTATCAGCAGCAGCGCCTGTCACTCGGAAATGAGTAATGGGAGAATTCACAACAACAATCTGCATTGTTGCTGATTGAATA